GCATGTTGAAACTGGCAGTGCAACTAGAATTGGCACAATAATTAGAGGATTTACATCCCAAACAGCCAATTTAACTGAATGGCAGGATAGTGCAAATACAGTTTATGCAAGAGTAAATGCATCTGGTGAATTCTGGGGATTAATTGCATCTGGCATAGTGACATCTGGAGACTTGGGCAATGCATCTGTTATTTCTGGAAGCATTGCTTCTGGTCAAATTGGGCAAATGCATTTATCATCAGGAGCAGTAAATTCTGGACATTTAGCACAATTTGCAACTGCGAATATCAACATTATTTCTGGAACAATAGCAAACGACAAACTTGCAAACAGTACAATAACAATCGCTGGCTCTTCCACATCCTTGGGTGGCACTTGGGCAGCAGCTGCTTTAACTACGGCATCGGGACTATTAGCCGGAACTTATTATCCTTCTGGCACTTTAACAATAGGTGTTGCTAGCGGAGGTATAAACAGTTCGCATATAGCTTCAGGTGCTGTTGTATCTGGAGATATTGGAAACTCGGCTGTAGTGTCTGGAAGCATTTTTGCAGGCTCTATTGGTGGCGTTCACTTGGCATCAGGAGCTTTGGGCATAGCCGGTTCTTCTGGACAAATTCAATTCAATGCTGGTGGAACTTTAGGCGCAAGTGCTGCCGTTACATTCAGTAGTGGCACTTCACATCTAAATGTAAATGCACAAGCAACAAATATTATACCATTAAGAATTACAGTAAATTCTGGACATTCAGCAACTGCTTTTCAGATCATAGGGAGCGGATCTCTTCAGGCAGCAGCATTTGATCCCACAGGCGTACTTTATTGTTCTCAATATACTGGCGCTGGCACAAACACACTAATAAATGCTAGTATTCCTGACAACACTATGCAGCGATCAGTTATTATTGGTCAAAGCGCATACTCAAGTAGCGGTCAAATTGGAGAGCTAGTTGCTGTTGGATATGGTGCGGGCGCAAACAGATATGGAGTTGCAGTTGGTCAGAGCGCTTCTGCTGCTGCTAATTCTATAGCTTTGGGACTACAAGCGAGTGCTTCAAATGCAAATGTTACAATAGCTATAGGACAGTTATCAAATGCTGCTTTTGCAAATAGTTGTGGAATAGGGTCTAGGGCTACGCCTGCGGCTGCTGGAGATTTGGTTTGGGCTACCGAATTACAAAACCCAACTATAAGAACACAAAGATTTGACGCAAGTAACAACATTTCTTATTTGTTTGCTGGCGCAAGTACATGGATTGACAGTACAGCTGTTACAAAAAGGTCAAGATTTACACTTTCTACTTATTACACCACTACTGCTCAAGAAGCAATTAGAATCGACTCTGCGTCTGATCTAGCAAGAGTGGGAATAGGTGGAGCGGCATCTGGTAGACTTTGTGTTTACACCGGCGCTGCTGCAAACAAAGGTTTAGTAATACAAGGATTTACTAGCCAAAGCGCTAATTTCTTTGAAATTCAAAACAGCAGCGTTGAATCAATCATGTCTTTCACTAACAGTGGCAACTTGGCTGTTGGACCCATGTATGCTGCATATTATCCGAATGGACCGGCAGCTAGACTCCACGTAAGAGCAATGACAATATCAGGAAATACTGTCACCTCCCCTTGGCCAAGCTTATCTCCAGATACTAATACTAATTGGCGTGATGCGGCAATTATATCAGATGGAGGAAACGGTGAAAGAACCACTGTAGGCACAGGTACTACTTGCGGTATTACTTTGGGTGAATATTACACAGGTAGAATTGTCATACAACCATATGGTGCTGGCAGCAGTTCACCCGTCGATCAAGCAGCACGATGTGGTCGTGACTTAATGTTAAGAGGTGGTACCTCCGATAACTTCACAGGAGCTATTGGTGGCCGCTTATTCCTCCAAGGTGGAGTAGGGTTTACATCTATAGGTTATGATGGAAACATCGGAAATGTATCTATACAGCCCCTTGGCGGCCAAACAGGCATCGGAACCTCCACACCATCTGGCACATTAAATGTTGTCAGCACATCTGGCAATATGATAAACTCTATTTTTAGAGGATTTACATGGAAACTATAATATTACCGGAATAACTTATCCTTCTGGACTTTCTGCACATTCAGCAGGTAGGTTTATTAGACTTTATAACATAAATGCCGCTGGAGGAAACAGCATTACTCTCGTTCATAATAGCTCTAGCAGTAGTACCGGCAATAAATTCTGGAATGTTTTACTTACGGATATTGTACTCGGGCCTTTAGATTATGCGGAACTTATTTATGACGATACTGATAATGGTTCTGGATCAGCGGGGTGGAGAGTTCACTAATGCCGGGGCAAGGTATCGTTGGCATAATGCGAAGAAGGCCTAACGGGGCAGCAAGACCATTATGGATGTGGGGCAGTAATTTTACCGGATCTATTGGAGATGCAACAAGCACAGCATCAAGAAGTTCCCCCGTACAGACCATAGCTTATGGCACTACATGGGCCAGCATATACATATCTGTGGAAAGAAATGTTGTTGGCGCAACAAAAACAGATGGAACGCTTTGGCTTTGGGGTGATAATACATATGGCCAATTAGGACAAAATACATCTGGATTTTATACAAGCACTAGCAGTCCATCACAGACTGTGGCTGGTGGTACTAATTGGCGGCAAGTAGCGCTAGGTACTTTTCATACCTTGGCAGTTAAAACTGATAATACTTTGTGGGCTTGGGGTTATGGAGGGTTTGGTGCTATAGGTAACAACACAATAAACAACTATAGTTCTCCTATACAAGTAGGCACCTCCACAACTTGGAGCAAAGTAGCCGCTGGACTACAAAGTTTGGCTGTGAAAACTGATGGTACACTTTGGGCTTGGGGTTGGGGAAACGGTGGACAATTAGGCAACAACACTGGCACCTCGCCTACTAGTTCTCCAATACAAGTAGGCACTGACACAACTTGGTCCTCTGTTGCCGCTGGTTGGGGTACATCTGCTGCAATAAAAACTGATGGAACTCTTTGGACTTGGGGTTGGAACGGCAATATAGCCGATGGGTACGGCAAACTCGGAGACAATTCCATAGTACATCGAAGTTCTCCTGTGCAAACTGTGGCTGGAGGTACAAATTGGTCACAAGTATCTGTAGGATTTGGCCATTGTGCCGCCGTCAAAACTGATGGTTCTGTGTGGACTTGGGGCTTAAATACTTACGGCGAATTAGGCGACAACACGACAACCAAAAAAAGTTCTCCAGTACAAACTGTTGCATTTGGATATAACTGGTACAGAATAGCTGCTGGAAATGGTTTTACAGCTGCTATTAAAGATGATTCGACAGTTTGGACTTGGGGATATAACGTTTACGGTGCATTGGCAGACAATACTGTAGTAAACAGATCTTCTCCAGTACAAATGATAATGACTATCGGTACATTTGGCATAATTGCAGCAGGCTCAAATACGGCAGGTGCCATACAAGGCAGAGATTCTTCTCCCGTCCCACCAAGTCCCACCCCTAATCCAACACCACAACCTATACCAACAACAAGTGGAAGTTTGTTTGATTTTGGAAATAACACCAATGGGTCTTTGGGTGACAATACAACTACTCACAGAAGTTCTCCGGTACAGACTACTGCAACTGGAAACACATGGAGGCAAGCTTCTGGGGGTGAAAACCACGCTATCGCCATAAAACTTGATGGAACCCTATGGACTTGGGGCAATAATGCGTTGGGGCAGCTGGGCGACAATACTATTCTCCACAGAAGCTCGCCAATTCAAACAGTTACATACGATACCAATTGGAATCAAGTCGCAGCAGGATATCGCCACTCTATTGGTGTAAAAAAAGATGGCACAATGTGGTTGTGGGGTTTCAACACACAAGGACAATTGGGGGATAACTCAATTGTCCACAGATCATCACCAGTGCAAACTCTTGGTTTCGCTGCGACTTGGGTTATGGCATCAGCAGGTAAAAATCATAGCTCTGCGATAAAATCTGACGGAACCTTATGGTCTTGGGGCTTGGGCACGAACGGTCAACTTGGAGATAACACAGCGACAACAAAATCTTCTCCAATACAAACATCGACATATGGCACAAATTGGAAATATGTGTCATGTGGCCTGAACTATTCGGCAGCTGTCAAGTTTGATGGCACGATTTGGTGCTGGGGCGACAACACCTATGGCCAATTAGGAGAAAACAGCACAACACATAGAAGTTCCCCTATTCAAACAACCGCTTTCGGAACCAATTGGGTGCTTGTGTCTTGTGGCGGCAATACAACATATGGCATTAAAAACAACGGGACTTTATGGGGCTGGGGTCGAAATTCATACGGACAATTAGGCGATAATACTACCACGCATAGATCCAGTCCTGTCCAAATTGCTGCTGCAACAACTACGTGGACTGGCGTTTCTGGAGGATACAACCACGCCACAGCTATTACAAACAGTGTGGCATGGACTTGGGGCAGAAACAATTATGGACAATGTGATAAAAATGATACTGTTACATATAATCAGCCAAGATCGTTGGATACGACTAGCATTCAATGGAACGATGTTTTCGCAGGGTCTTCTTCAAATGCCACATATACCTTGCTTACAGCAACTAGCGTTGATCCGCCATCACCGCCCCCCACTCCAACTCCGACCGCTCCTTCTCCTGCGCCTATACCACCGGGAACGCCATTTGCTTTCGCAAGCGCCGATCAACATCTTTATAAATTCTATGTGGTAAAACTCAAGACAGGCAAAGCGGCAGTGGCATGTCTAGAAGCGCAGGAAAATTTGGATTGTATGGCTGGACCTTTTGATACATTTGATGAAGCAAAACAAGCAGAAATCAAATTTAATTCATAATCCTCTTGAGAGACATAGTCTTGCCGTCATCGCTAATTTTTTCATATTTACTTAAAATAAATTTGTTCCCTTGTTTAGATAAATTTCCATTGTGATAGTTGCTAAATTTTGTATCTTTAAATTTATGATTTTCAACTCTCAAATTTTCATTATGCGGTATATGATAAACAAAATCTTTTATATTTAAAATAACAGTTCTTTCAACACCTATTTGCTCTAGTCTATCATAAAAATCTACATCTTCACCTCCCCAGCCAATAAAATTCTCATTAAAACCACCTATTTTAAGAAAGCTATTTCTATTGAAATAGCTTAGCCCCCAATAGCAATAATGATCTGGATCTGGAACAGTTCCGCAAAAAAAGTGCTTGGTACCACTATTGCGATGCAGTATTTTTAACAAATTTTTGTTGGTAAGTTTGTAGTCTATATCAAGTTTAAGTATGTTGTCATACTTCGACATCAAAACACCGCAGTTCATGCTAAATGACAATGATAAAAAATATTGTTCATCTTCAACACGAACAATTCGAACTTTTTCGTGATTTGTAATTTTTAAATTCGACACAGGATCCTTGCTGGACCAATCAACAATAACAATTTCCCCAACTTCCTCGCATTCAATCCATGTTGGCACAGCTTCCTCAACCCTGTCGTTTCTGTTCATGACAGGAAAAACGCAGCTTATTTTTTGATGCATAAAATAAAATAATAATTCTTTACTGATTTATGATTATGGCAGGATCATGGGAATTAATTAATCAAAACCGAGTGCTTACGGCTATCTTGACAAGAGAGTCCGTTACAAGCACTTGGGCTATGGGATTTAGAAATCTTCAAATCCCCGGAACTTACACTTTTTTGTCTGGCATGCCTTTTGACCACGCAAGAAACACAGCTTGTCTCAAACTTCTTGAACTTGGCTGGGAATGGCTATTCTTCCTTGATGACGATGTAGTGCCACCACCTGATGTCATATACAAACTCATGGCTCATAACAAGCCAATAGTCAGCGGTCTTTATTTCCGCAGGTGCCCACCATTGGTTCCTGTAATGCTAAGAGAAAATGCTGATAAAACAAAAGTGGATTGGGTGACACAATTCACCTACGGTGATGTCCTAGAAGTAGATTTAGTTGGCTCAGGATGCATGTTAATCCACAGAAGCGTACTTGAAAAACTGCCACCTCTTTCAAATCGATGCAGATGGTTTGAATGGCGTTGTGACAGAACTGACCTTAAAGACATAGACAAAACAAGCGAAGATTTTACTTTCTGCAAACATGCAAGAGCGCATGGTTACAAAATATATGTTGATACAAGCATACAATGCCGTCATATAGGATGGGGAGATAGCAACCCAACAGGTTACAAACCCTTGGAGCTTAAGACATGAGAATGAGAAAATTATCAACAGATGCAGCTGCAAAACTAAAAGTGTGCGTGGTGTCAACAACCGTTATTCCATGTCCCCCACCCGGTTACGCCGGGTTAGAAATGATTACTTGGCAACTTGCAAATGGCTTAGTTGACAAAGGTCACGATGTGGTTCTAATCGCACCCAAAGGATCAACATCCAAAGCGGAAATTCACGAAACAACACTTGGTGAATCCGAACAACAAGCATATAGCGGTTATTGGGAGCGATTAAAAGACTTTGATGTGATCATAGATCACAGCTGGGAAAAATGGTCTTACATATTGAAAATAGAAGGCAAATTAGATAAGCCTATTTTGGGCGTATGCCACGCTCCTATACACACTATGTACATGTCTGCCCCACCAGTGCCCTTTCCATGTCTGGTAGGGATTAGCAAAGATCAAACAGAAGCAATTACAGCACACCTTAAATGTGCTGCCAGAACATGTTACAACGGCGTAGATACAAATTTTTATCAAACGAGCAACAAAAAAAGAAACAACAGATATTTATTTTTGGCAAGAATTAGCACAATAAAAGGCCCTCATATCGCTGTGGATGTTGCCAACCGCTGCCAAATAGGTTTAGACATGGTTGGAGATGACAAACTTACTGGAGAGCCTGATCTTGTGAACAGAATTAGACAACAATGTTCAATTTCTCCTAAGCTAAGGTACATCGGCCCTCAATCAAGAAGCGAATGCGTAACTTGGTTTAATACCAATAAGGCTTTGTTGCATCCAAATCAACATTTTAAAGAACCCTTTGGACTTGCCCCCGTAGAAGCTCAACTATGTGGCATGCCAGTTATTGCTTGGGACAATGGTGCCATGCGAGAAACAATTAAACATGGAGAAACAGGATTTATTGTTAAATCCCAAGAGGAAATGGAAGAGTTAGTAAAAAACGATGCCGTAGCTTCAATAAAATCAAAAGATTGCATTGAATGGGCAAAACAATTTTCATATCAAAAAATGATCGACCGATATGAAGAACTTTCATATGAGGCCGTTGATACTGGCGGGTGGTAATGCTCGGATTTTTTACAGCCGATAGAATTGGAACAAACACGGGTGGCGGCATCGTCACCAAAAATGAACTTGAAGCCCTAGCAAGTTTGGGAGAAACCTCACTATGGAACCCCGAACCAAAAAACGATCCTTTTGATACTGAAAGATCAATACTTCACAATCAATTGCCAAATCTCAAACTAGCACACTTCTATTCTGGTACTTTCCCTGATACCGTAAAATATTTAAAATCAAAAGGCACCAAGATTTCTTACACCGCAGCTGCACATGATATTGATCTAAGCAGGGCTGAGTTTGAAAAATTGAAAATACCATACGACCTTCCTCATATAACCAATCCAGAACTTTGGAAAAAATACCTTCAGTGCTATTTGATGGCTGATGTTGTCATTTGCCCAAGCACGCACAGCAAACAAGTCATGGAAAACTTTGGTTGTAAAAATGTCAAAGTAGTTCCTCATGGCTGTCACCTCATGCAGACCAAACCATATCCCAAGACATTTACAATAGGATATTTGGGACAAACCGGCCCAGATAAAGGATTAATTTATTTAATCGAAGCTTGGTCCAAACTTAATTACAAAGATGCCGTTTTCAGCATAGCAGGAAGCCAATCCATGTCTTTGCTGCCTTGGATACGACATTTCAAAAATGGAAATTACAATATCATGGGATATGTAAAAAACATCGAGGATTTTTACAACAGTATTTCGGTTTACGTTCAGCCAAGTGTTACAGAAGGATTTGGAATTGAAGTTTTGGAAGCTCTAGCAGCAGGCAGACCAGTAGTTGCATCTGATGGTGCTGGCGCAGCAGATTGTGTAGGACCATGTGGCCTTGTCATTCCTAAAAAAAATGTAGAAGCTCTAATGCAGGCGATTGATACTTTTAAAAATAATAACAATGATAACAGAAACGCTTGTCAACTTCAGGCAGGCAAATACACATGGGATAAAGTAAAAGATCAATATCTGCAAGTCTGGAAGGAGTTGTTGGCATGAATTACTACTTTCCATTTTCAGAAAAAGCAAAAATCATTGAATTGGGCGGTGGCACCAGACCTTATTTCAGGCCAAATCTAGATGTGCGAAAAGCAGAAAATGTTGACATTGTTGCTGATTTCAACGAGCCTCTTCCTATAGAAAATGAAGAATACGATGGTGTCTTTAGCTCCTATTGCATCGAACATATCTCTTGGAGGAAAGTCAAACAGTTTCTCAAGGAAGTTCACAGAATTCTTAAACCCGGCGGCAAAGCTGTTTTTATCACCGCAAATACCGAACGACAAATGCAATGGGTACTAGATCATGATGAATGGGATGATGAATGCTCATGCATTATTTTCGGTGATCAAGATTATGCAGACAACACTCACAGAAACAGCCTCAACCCAAAATACGCCATCAAGCTTTGTGGTGATGCTGGCTTTGAAAACGTCTTGGTAGTTCCACATGGTGAACTTGCAACAGACATGATTATTGAAGTTTCAAAACCTGAAAGTAAAAACATGAGCACTTCTGAAAGAAAAGAACTTTTTGACAAACATTATTTCAACGGCGGCGGCAAAGTTGGCGGCTATGCCTACGAAGGATATTGGGATTATCCTGTACACTGGGTTACTTTTGAACACCTTATGTCACACAATCCCAAATCAGTTCTTGAAATAGGTGCAGCTAGAGGGTATCTCCTTAAGAGATTTGAAGCAGAAGGCATACCTGCCAAAGGCGTTGAAATTTCTAAACATTGCTATCTCACCCGAGTAACAGACGCTGTACAAGAATTTGACGTTTGCCAAACTCCTTGGCCATTCAAAGATAAAGAATTTGATCTTTGCTATTCAATGGCGGTTCTTGAACATATTCCAGAAGAATTTGTTGCGACAATCATGGGAGAAATTGAAAGAGTTTCACAAAGAGGCATTCACGGAATCGATTTTGGTGAAAATGATGATGGATTTGACAAAACTCACTGCACACTTAGAACCAAAGAATGGTGGGTCGAACGCATGCCCAAAAACCAAATTCCTCTCGACAAAGAAGAACTTGAACAAGGCAGTCTCTCTCTAGCCATTCCTTCTGGTGATGGAAAATTAAAGCTGAATATAGGCAGTTTTACAGTCATGTTCCATCATGGTTGGATTAACATGGATATCGTTCCATTGACAGATTTTGCCAGCAAACATCAGTACAAATTCATTCAATACGATGCGAAGACACGCATGCCATTTGAGGATAATTCAGTTGATTATATAGTTTGCAGCCACTTACTAGAACACCTAAATCAAAAAGATGGATTTGCTTTTCTCATGGAGTGCAACAGAGTCATGAAACCCGGTGCAGTAGCCAGATTTATTGTGCCGGATGCAGAAACCCTAATTAAGCTTTATGAAAACAAACAGCTATCTAAGTTTAATGAAATTAATGAAGGGTGTGAAATAGCCGTTTTTGAATCGGCAAAACTATGGAGCCTTCTGTTTGAAGGACATGCAATAGCTTATGATTACGAAGGTCTTAAATCTATAGGCGAAGCTGCTGGTTTTTTAGTTAATAGACAAAACTTTAACTCTGGCAACGAACAAATACTTAAAGAAACTATGGATTTCCTTCCAGATCTGAGCCTCTACGTCGAGCTTTGCAGCAGAGTATCTCCATCAAGTTGAACACCGCCGTTTGGACCGGGCGGATTTTTAATCTTAGAACGAATTCTGCCAAGCATGATCTTTGCAAAGCAAAGAGCGCCTTCTTGCATAACCTGCTGTACTCTGGGCCAATCATTGTTCTTTTGAATGTATTGAACAACAACTCTGTGAACCCTATATGGTATTGGGTAAATTTTGATGTTTTGATAACCGCCATAAAATTCCCAACCACCAATATTAGAAGCCATTCTGGAGTACATTTGTTCGTATCCTTTATAGAGTTGCCACTCTCCCGCCCTTCCCCATATGGGCTGCACAGGATCAATCATGCCGCCCTGTATACTTGCATACGCACCGCCGGGATAGAAATACTCTACAGGTATTGCACCACCCAGATCGCTAGATTGGAATGCAAAAGTGCCAGTTTCTTTATAAAAGACATTCTTGATGTAACCCACATCTACTGGCATTTCGTAAATAGATTTGCCCGGAATGGTATTAAAAACATAATATCTAAAAAATTCACTTGGTGCCCATTCCTCAAGAATTTGCAAGGAATGGTCTACTGCCAAATCAAGCTGTTGTTCATCTAGTTCTATTTGTACTACTGGGGCACCAAGCATCAGCAAAACATAATCTTTAAGTTGCCCCCTGATTTTGCCACGATTAGGCCTAGGCCCGAGCCTAGACACGTCCAAGGGATCGGTTGGTCCAAGATTGTAATTTGCCTGATTACAGTTGATCACATCTTGTGATGGTTTTTTCAGGTACAGAGTGCTATTGTAAGTTGCCATAACTTATTTATGAAAAAACGGAAGAAAAACTATTAAATAGTTATTGAGGTGTAAGATGGCTGATTTATTAAGTTTAAAAAATAAATTTCAACAACTTCTGCTTGGAGAACAAGTAGACCGAAATGTAGGGGTTTTGAGCGAGGCTGTAATTGGTGCAGTAGCTAAAATACCATATGTTATCGGGCCTGATGACAAGGCATTTTTGGATCAATTTGATCCAGTTTTCTATAAAAGTGCAATAAAAGCAAGATTTGATTTGCTATTCAATGAACTTGTCAAAATCAACAAAATTCAAGCTCCAGAGTTTAAAAAGAAATTCAACACATATTACAAGCAAGAGCTTGCTCAATTTAAGAAAGATCATCATAAAAATCTTGATCAACACGCCAAAGAACACTTGGCTGAGCGTCATGCTTATGCCAGAGCAAAAGAGGATATTGCCTCTGATCCAGCATTTCAGAAACTTATTCCACAAAAAGATTTAGGCTATCACGATTTTGTGGTATCCACGGGTGCTGGTGCGGGTCAGACAAAAACTGTAAAAGCTTTACCTTACATTTATGGCCCAAACGGATTGTTGAAAAAGCTTGAGGGCACACCCGGAAGAATGGATGGTCATGATTTATTTAATCCTAGGATGGATGAGATACCGCTGATAAACCCTGCCAGTGGCGAAATTGAAATGGATCCAGACACAAACGAACCCATGACAAGAAAAGTAAAAGTCACGGATGGATTTATTTTCCCAACAATAGAAGCAATACAAGACAGAATAGACGATCATCTTAAGCACATGGCAGATGGGTTGATTCTTCCAAGCAACCAAGAAGAGGAGGATGCCTATAGTCCTTCAAACAGAGTTAATTTTAAACCTGTAAGATCATCACGTGGTTATTTGAGAGATACAAAAACAAAAGAATTTTACATTAAAGATTTTCAGAAACGATTCAAGCAAGATGAAGACAACAATAATAAATCTGCATCTGAATCTGAGAAAACAGCAAATGCTCGAAGACGAGCTTTGACAGAATTCGCCAGATTGGTAAATCTTCCAACAACTCCGCTCATGTATAGCAATGGAAATCCTATGCGTGGAGCGGAGATTATAAAGGATAGCAGAAATCAACCTGTCTCCGTGATTTTAGCCAGTGACAGCGCAGTAGATAGAGATGGGGTGCCTGTCAACGTGATTAAGCTTCCACACAAAAAAGTAAAAATAAATGGCGTAGAGAGAGAAGTTCCTGTTTTGCTTTCTGGAATGCCTATTAAACGAATGGAAGATCCTGCCGAACAAGAATATGCTGCGCAAAATGGAATGGAATTGGGCAGAGATTATTACAATCCAGTCACAAAAGCCTACGAGAAATTGTTTAGAAAACTAAATCCAACTGAGATGAGGGACTCTTATCAGGGCAAAAGAGGATTTATTGTATCTGGTTCATTTGATCCAAACAGAAATTCTCCTCAAGCCAAGTTTATGCCATCTTCTAATCCCAAATACAGTCGCATAAGCAAATCAATACTAGACCCTGTAAATCGCATTTACAGAGATGATAGATATACCCCTCTTACCTTTGTGGAATTTGTAAAGTATTCTGTAGACAAATGGCTTAGAGAATCTTGCAAAATGGACGGAAGAGATTTGTGTATCGAAAAGCTAATTTTGAGTAATTTTGCACAAAATCTTTATACATTAGCGCAGATTAAAATTATGGACAATTTAAATGATGATGACATTTATGATCGTTTTACAGGCCGCATAAGGATAGAAAAGTTGAAGAAATTTATTGCTGACGAATTGAACAGATTCTTGCAGCAAGATCTTGGTCGTGGAACGAGGAAAAATCGTCAAAATTCTTTGCGCAGTCGTAAGGAAAGTTTACGTTGCGAGGTAAGAGCCGGTACTGCTGGCCAGTGTGTGTTCAACTATGATATTGATAAGTTTGTACAGGAATTTATCAAGAACAAATTGCACATTACCAAATTGAAACCTGCAAAAAATGTTTCTGATTTAAGAAGTGAAATAGTAATTGAAATTGCGGCGATGTATTCAATGCTTGACATGATACATTTGCTTTATGAAGAGCAAAACAAATCAACAGCGAATGCAAGATCGGAAACATTTAGAAACAATGTCATGGTATTGTCTCCTGCTGATTTTGTGAGAGCTTGCGAAGATGAAATAACAAATATTTTGAATTCTATTAGTGGCAAGACAAAAGATGCCAAGAAAAAGGAAATGTTGAAGAAATTCAAAGATTTGTTTGCAGCACGTGACATGGGCAAACTTCCAGAACTCGTTAAAAATTATAAAGATCAACAGACAGCAAGAATCAGGCAGCCATTTACCCTAAGAAACAGGGAAGATCTTGAGGCAGAGGTGAGAACTACTCCTACAACCGTGGTTGATAAGCTTCAAGCTGCTATTGATGAATATAACAAGCGCATGGACCGCAATCCTGTTTTTGATGACAAAGATATTATCAAAGGTCTTGTAATTGGCTTAAACAAAGATGAATTGAAGAAATTTAGAACAGCTATTTCGCCAACCCAAGTATCAGCAAAAGCCAAGATAAAATCGGCAAATAAAGCTGCCGATGCCATAACTAACGCATTTGAATCTGCAAAGTTAGCTGCAAAAACTGCTAGAAAAAAACTTGCCGTCAAAGACATTCCATTCTTGTTGTTGAAAGATTTTTTTGATATGGACGGTTACGAGGAAAGGTTGAAGTTTGCCGACAAGACCTCTTTGACTAAATTGAGGAAAACGTTGCAAGATTGTGCTGAAATCTTGAAATCGGATGGCAATAGAGACAGGATTAGACGGTTTAATGCAAGATTGCAAAGAGTTGAAACCGCCTTGGAGGGCAAGTCTTAAGAAGTAAAAGCCGGATGATCTTCACTTGGCAGGCACCGGATGAAAAAACCTTCCGGTGCTGGTTTTATTGCATCAATTTTCCACCATCTTTTTTCAAAATTTTGTGGATATAAAATAGAAAATTTTTCTAAATTTTGCAGATGAGTCCAAAAAACCAAGAACATGTCTGTTTCTTCTATGAGTATTACTTCAAAGGTAAATCTCTTGCCATATGATATTTTTACAGATCTATCATTGTAAAGGTCGTCGTGAAACTGCTTCACGGTAGCTGGCAAACAATGCAAGACTGTTTTTTTGAAGTTCTTAAGTTTATCATTGATTTGCGATGGCCTAATAATACCATCGTCTTTATTGGTCACAAACGCAGAATCTGGAGGTGGAGGAGGCTTATATTCTTGGTCAAAATTAGGTAAGACAAGCTTTTCTGGCTCTGGTTCTGGCTTTGTATTTATTTGTATTTTTTCAGCTGGTTTTTCCTCAAGTGTTGTAACTTGGCCTAAATTAATTTTTTTTGATTGTGGTTTTGCAACTGTAGCACTATTGGATTCTGTTTGCTGTTGAAAATCCATATTATGGACTTCAAACCCGCTCCATATGTCTTGTACTTTCATGATGGGGTTTGGAGACCTTAGTTTATAAACACTGCCATCCTTATTTTTTATTGTCATATCTATTATAAATGAGTGTGTTAATCAATATATATTTAAAAGCGAGGTAAAAAATGGCCCTAGTTGTTCCAAATAATAGCGAAGTAACTATGTTGCAAAGATTATTGGGCTACACTGCCGCAAACAACCAAGTTTTGCGTTTGTATACCAACGATTTGACACCAACAGAATCAACAAATTATACAGATATCACTCAGTCAAGTGCATCTGGTTATGCCGCAATCACTTTAACCACGGCAAGTTGGACAGTCAGCACTGCTGCTGGCACAACGACTGGCACCTATGCCGAACAAACTTTCACATTTTCAGCGACTGAAACCCTGTATGGGTACTATGTCACTGATTCAACGAGTCCAACGCCGAACTTGTTGTGGGTGGAGCGTTTTACTGGTGCTCCATTCATTCTTCCAAGCACTGGTGGACAAGTTGCAATTACACCTACTGTAAACCTTGAATAATGGTATAAAATGTTTGATATTTTATTTAAAGACTGGTTGCAGATTTGTGAAGCCCTTGGCGACAAAGATATTCATGAGACTGAAAACAGGTTTGGCAGTTTTTTTGAGCAGTACATACAGCCTCTCGCAAAGGCTTTGATTAATCATGCCAAAAAAAACCGAAATTTTTTGAATGAAATACAAAAGACACAAATACAAAAAGTTTTGTCTGAAACTTTGAACCCTGCGATAATAGCCATGAATGCTGGAGGATCCAGCGTTGCCATGTATACTCCTTTTGTATCAAAAGATTATGCTTCTGCCGTATATGGATATGAACCAAAAGCATTTGGTAAAAAGAGGCCTACTGGTTGGCTAAACAACACATGGAACAGATTTATTAAAGATGGTGAAAAATTTGTATTTAAAAATTACAAAACTTTTCAAGATTATTTAAAATACATCAGGTCAAACACAAAAGCGTCTTATGAAATTAATTCATTTGATACTTTGCTTTATTGGATGATACTGCGTTTGAAGATTGCGTTATGGTCGGCTACAAGATCTGAAAAATCTAAAACTGCAAATATTTCTTTGGACGGTGATTCAGCTGGGAGCAATGTGGAGGATAAAAGTAGCACTAATATTCCAGACATGCCTTTAAAAATCCAAGATTGTTTCACAAAATATTTTAAAACTAAAGCTGCAAGTCTTGAGCCGAAGGTCAAAGCTTATTTGGCTAACATGGATAGTCCTGCATTTTTTAACGAGCCGAAAAGTGCATCCGGATATGATGCGGCGAGAATCTATTTATGGTACTATTTAACATGCAAACATTTGTCAGAAAATGCAGATGCTTTGTATCCTACGGTCAAAAAACTTTATGAGTATTTGGGCGAAATAAGTAGTGCCAGATCAGGCAAAGAACAAAGCATGTTAATCCGAAGCTTCTTGCACACCTTTGATGCTCAAAAATCTGCGCCTGTGCGCCAACATATTGTTTCCGTCCTGAAAAGCGGCGATGATAATTCTCGGCTTGGTTTGGGCAGCATCGCTGTTTCAATATTTAGAAACTTTGTGAGATGCTCTGATGCTCCAGATCCTGCCGAAGCTATAGTGGCATCCATGCCGAACCTTGCTGGAATCAAATCCTACATTAATGGCATTAAAGATCAAGTAACTTGCAGAAGTAAAACTGAAAAGCTTGATATACATGGAGACAGGCCTAATAAAGATTCTGGAGAAATGGAAAAAGTTGATTTTCTCGTCAAGCATTTTTTCATGCTGACATACCCTACTCATCAATTTGCCGAGATACAGCGTGAAATATTGGCTAACGAACTTTACAAAGAATTAACTGCTTGCATGATGCTTCCTCAAGAAGATGAGGAAGAATGATTTACAGCCAAGACGGGAGACCGTATTCTGTTACAGGATCACGACAGCAGTTTGATGATGGACTGCCCGAGCATGATTTGTTTCATATTTGGGACGAAGAGGCTATAAGAATCGGCGGTTCTCCAATTTTCTATTATGAGTTGTTTATAGATCAGAATAACGTCGATCCAATGTATTTGGAAAGTCGTGTTAAAATGTTTAGTCCGCATCCGATACAACTTTATTGTTTTTATGAACCAGTGCCAAGCCAAAACATGCAAACTGCTTTCGGTATAGATTCTCCGGATGAAATGATATTTGAATTAAATTACAGGGCGGTTTTACGTGACTTGGGCCATGTGCCTAAAATTGGTTCTAGATTATTTACACCATTTTTGAAAGAGAATTGGGTAATTATAGAAAGAAAGACAGGAGAGATGAAGATGTACGGCGTAGTGCGTCTCCAGTTGATTTGTCAACGCTTCCAAGAAGACGTGGTTAGCGGCACGAATCTCAACAAGTCTCAAGATGTGGATTTTAAAATTGTCTAAGAGAGGTTATAATGAAAAGTTTTTTTGAATTTTATCAAGTGTTAAAATCAAAGCAGCTGTTGGAACAAGACATGGCTGCTCCTGCCATGCCTCAAGTTGGCGCTGCTGCCCCAGACTTTTCTGCAAGTCCAATGGCTGGAGGTATGCCTCCTGCTCCAGCAGGAGCCACTCCTCCCATGCAGGCTGGTGGCATGCCTGCTGCTCCAGTGCCACAAGGCGCTGCGCCTGACATGGCTCCCGTTGCTCCTGAAGGCGATGAGCAATCAAATGTTGCTCCTAGCGAAGGCGAACTAGATACCGATGCTTTGGATCAAGCTGTTGAAACGATTCGCAACATGATTCCAAATCTTGAAACACAGCTACAGCAACAGGCTGGTCAACAAGGCGAGGAAACTGCTCCTTCAATTGAAGAAGTTTTGAATCAACTTTCACAATTGATTAACAATGCCTTGGGCAGGTCTGAAGCTCCTCCTGAAGGAGAAGAGGGCGAGGCCGCTCCCGCTGACGCTGGCATGGGTATGCCCGGTGGTTTGGAAGGCATGCAGGGCCAAATGAGCGCTGATCAGGGCATGGGCGGCGATATGGGCATGGGTGGTGACATGGGGGGCATGCAGCCCGCTCCAGCAGCCCCTGCCGCTCCCGCCGTGTAAGGACATTTTTTCTCCACATCATGTGTGGCTTTACACACATTGTCCGATGGCATATTTGCCCGACCATCTTCGAGCCTCGCATCTTCGGTGCGAGGCTTTTTTGTTATAAATTTATTCTTAATTTTTTTGTGATTTTCATTAAAGCTTTCCAGAGAGGCAATCAAATCGAGTGTTTTTTCGCTTCCGTTTTTAGAACAAAAATTGGCAAGATTTTTATAAGTGTCATCGAAGCAATTATTGTTGGAATCCTGCCATAACTTTGAAATTTTAAATCTTTTGTTTTTAAGTATACTACTAACTTTTGCTCTTTTGTTGGCTTCTTTATCTGTCATTTTCTGCAAGGTAAAATCTGGATTTTTGGGCAACACCAAAACTTGAGCATATGGTTTTGATTTTTGGAAAATATGTTTTTGTCCTTGCTGTGGCAATTTGAACACTACAAAAAAATATGAAGTCCACCAATTAGTTTGAAGATGTCCGGGTACAACACATGGTGTTTGATAGGTATGATCAGTAAAAAATCTTGGATGAGGCTCAAGTCTTAGTACATAGTTGTCTGGTACTTGTATATCCAAAAGAGCGTTGAGTCCATAATGCCCATCTGCAAATGTGCCTACTGGTATGTCATTAATTTGATTGATGACATCTGTGTTTTTTGACCAATCACATTCAAATTTTGCTTTGCCATTTTCGTTTGTGACAACAAGATCGCTTTCGTATGGATATAATAATTCAAATCCATAAGTTGCAGCTTCAGTGAATGGTATGCAATGCCAAGGTTGCGCCTTGGATCCATGTGTTTTTGTTCTATCGCAACCAGACCATCCGGGAATTTGCAACTTAATTGGTTGCAAATTAAGCTCTGTAAAATTTGATCTGTATTTAATCTGAATCAAAATAGTCCCTCTGAATAATATTATACATAGGAGCTAAAATGAAACCAATAGGACCAAATGTTAATTCTTACGGCGGCAGTTTAAATACATGCCCAGAGAAATCATTTCAGACACGGTCTGAAAACAATGATCCGGCTCCGGGGTATTGCGATACGCCACCAGACAATCAAAACAACATGAACATAAGTCCTCCATCAGACTGGATGGATGATGTTTTATCAAGTAAAAAAATCAGTTTAGGCAGCGAGAATAATTGCGATCCCATGCAAGCCGGATCCATAGTAAACGATCTTGATCCTCCGAACAGAAATACTATTTACAGATATTCAAAATCTGTAAGAGCTACTGATGAAGCTGTCATGGATTTGTTTCGTGATCTTGTAATAATTGACGAGGATGGCAAGGCACACGCTGTTCCAATCATTTGGGCTACTCAAGAACGAGCAGTCGCTGCTGTGGTGCAAGAAAATGTTAGAAAAGATGAAACATTGGTTGTAGATAGAATTCGTCTTCCAATGTTGGCCATCAGTTCCACTGAGTACAGTATTGATTCAGCCAGATACACCTACCACAAAGCCAGTAGTTTTCTGCGAGATTTGACTGGCAAACCGCAGTTTACAGCCAATGAAAAATATGAAAGAGACACGGTTTTCGGTGTCACAAGGGGCATACCTTTGGATATAGGTTACACGCTAATTGCTTGGACTATGCAACTTGAGGACATGAATCAGATTCTTGAGCAAATTGTAACTAAATTTAGTCCCATAGCATACATAAAGGTTAGAGGCGTTCTTTGGGAGGTAATCGTTAAGCTTGATTCAATAGCGAACAACTTGGAAACTGAACCCGGTGATCAAGCGCTAAGAGTAATTAAGTTTCAATTTGGCCTGACTGCTCAAACTTATGTCGCTCAACCGATCACAAGAAACAAAGCAGTGCTCAAGACTAAAATTGAAGTTGTCAATAGTCTTGACGAGGAGCAGATTAGCGAAGTATTACACAGATTAGAAGAAGCCGTTGAGGAATTGAAATGATAGAAATAACAAACCTGCAAAAATTTCCGGTACAACTGATTATACGGTCTAGAAAAGCACCAAACAGCTTTACTACTCTCAACATACCGGGGATTGGAAAACAAAAGAATAAATTTCTTTTAGAAGATGAGAGAGCAACCGTATATATAGAACGAGCAGAGACAGCTGGTTTGATTGCTACTAAGGTGATAAATTAATATTAAGTTCAGGAGACAAATATGGCAATATTAAAAGGGTTCCCACCATCCAATACAATAAGTCCTTCAGTAAGAATTATTGAAAAGGATCTGACCTTCATCTCTACAACTCCATCTACACACAATGTGGCTGTTGTTGGTTTTGCTTCCAAAGGTCCAATCAACACTCCAACAATCGTTTCATCTTTGGCCGAAATGGCAACCATTTTTGGAAACCCACATCCCGATACTGGCGATGCATATGGCGTTTATGCCGCTCAACTTGCTCTACAGATCACAAACCAGCTTTATTACGTCCGTGTGGCTGAAACCAACCCTCTAAGCCCAAGTGTTGCTACTTTGGCAGAAGTTGATGCTACTGCTGCTGGCGGCAAGATTGACATTTTGTCAAGCACAGCTGGTCCTTACGACTTCACTGGTCTGGGCGACAAGTTCTTCCGTTGGAAGCTTAATGGCGTTCTTAACGATAAGACTCTAGTTGTGTTGGAAGACACTTATACTGCTGCTCAGCTTGCCACAACGCTTAACGATCAACTCGATGCTACTGTGGATGGAATTGAATTCTACAACACTGGCAGCGTAATCGGAGTTCGATCAACTTGGGCTTACGGTACAGCTAGCGAACTAGAATTCATGTCTGTTGCAGACATGCTTGTAGGCGGTGCTGTGTCAGCTTCCAACAACTTGGTTGGACTTGGTACTAGCATGACCAGAGGTGCTGTAACTGGTTCAGAAGATCGTTATCCTGACGATGCCTATCACGTTGCTGGACAATGGGACTTTACCGGTTCAACTGGTCTAAGCCTAACAATAATTGTTTCTGGTACAGACAACACCTCCATCGATGACGTTGCTCAAGTAATCGACTTGACCGATCTAGAAGGCAACATCTACTGGACAACTGCACAAGTTGTTACGGCTCTAAATAATGCTGTAACTTCAGCTGGTGTTCCCGGTGGTTTCACCATTACTGCTTCTGGCAACAATGTGGTAATCAGAACAGAAACCTACGGACGCACTGCAAGTTTGGCTGTTAAAGCTACAAGCACTGTGGATACCATCTTTGGTTTTAGCAATAACATTGCAAGCGGCACAAGTCCCGCTGGCGCTTCTGATGATGTTGGCGCAACTGGTTACGGTCGCCTAACTGGTACCGACAACGCCAGTGCTGCTGCTAGTTTCACCATTACTGCTGACAGTGTTGGTGTTGAAGGCAATGACACTGCGGTTGTCATCACCAATGATACTTCAGGCGGCACATTCTCAATGAAAGTCTTCAGCAACAGCAATCCTGTTGAAAGCTGGGGCAACCTTACTAAAGACAATACAAGCCAATATTATGTTGGCACTTATCTTGCTCTAGTAAGCGATTACATCCGTGTTGTTGACAATACAGCCGAACCTGCTCCACCTGCAAACACCACTTCCGAGGGCATACTGCTAGCTGGTGGTACTGACGGCGTTCCTACAGATCCAGATGATCAGGATACTCTGCTCATTGGCAGCCCTGTATCCTTCAGTGGCATTTATGCACTTTCTGAACCAGAGCAAATCGACATCGATTTGATTGCAGTCCCCGGTCACTCTTCAACAAGAGTTGTGTTGGCTCTTCTAGACCTGTGCGAAAATTATCGTGCAGATTGCTTGGCAATTATCGATCCTCCATTTGGTTTAACTCCGCAAGAGATCGTTAACTGGCAAAATGGTTCACACCCACTGAATACAACTCGCTTTGATTCTGACTTTGGTGCTTTGTTCTGGCCTTGGGTCAAAATGCGTGATACCACAAACAACCAGTTTGTTTGGGTTCCTCCAAGCGGCGCTATTATCGCAACTATTTCTCGTAGCGATACTTTGGCATTCCCTTGGTTTGCTCCAGCTGGCTACACAAGAGGCATTGTTCCCGGAATTCTTGATGTATACAGCAAGCCAACGGTTGCTGAGAGAGATTTGATGTATGGTTACAGAAACGCCATCAATCCAATTATCAGCTTCCCTGATGTAGCTGACTTCATCTTGTGGGGTCAAAAGACCTTGCAGAGAACTCCATCCGCACTTGATAGAATCAATGTTCGCAGATTGATGTTCTACATTGAGAAAAATGTCAAGGCAGCAGCTAAATATCTGTTGTTTGAGCCAAACACTGACTCTTTGCGCCAGAGGTTTGTGACCAGCGCAGATCAAATCCTGCAAAGCGTGCAAGCAAACAACGGTGTCTATGATTACATTATCAAGTGTGACGAGGAATTGAACACTACTGATGTGATTGATAGAAACGAATTGAGAGCTAGGATCGGTGTCCAGCCAGTAAGGTCAGCGGAATTCGTGTTCATTGAATTCTCCTTACACAGAACTGGAACATTTAATGAGAATACATCAGTTGTTGTCTAATAGGTAAATTTTATTAAGGTTAAAAGGAGATAATATGGCAATAAATATGGGCATAGGTAATATTGGCTTGTCCAGTAACCTATTTTTCAAAAGAAAATTCCGCTGGACGTTCTTTGTGTACAACATCGGCGGTGTTCCAGCCAAAGTAATTCCTGTGGATTACGTAAAGGTAGCCAACAGGCCTAATGTTTCCTTTGAGGAGACTGAAATTAATTACCTACATGGTAAAATGTACATTCCCGGCAAAGCAACTTTTGATGCCGTGACTGTAACTTACTACGACATCTCGCAGAAAAATGGCCAGACCATTGAAGCTCTATACGACTGGATTGGCTCGGTTTATGACTTCCTTGGGCCAGCTGGTACTGTTCGAAATCCCAAGATGTCCGGTGTTGCAAGCGGCATTGGCGGTTATGCTGCCGAAAGTTTGCTAACCATGTTCGATGGTTGCGGATCTGAACTTGAAAGATGGTACCTTAACTCCTGCTGGCCACAAGCCGTAAACTTTGGCGACCTTGATTACAGCAACAACGAAGAAGCTACAATCGAAGTCACCATTCGCTACATGTTCGCCAAGTGGGAAAACAAGTGCGGAAGACAACCTGCTCCTTCCTGCGTGGGTTGCGGTTAATCGCAATCTTCATAAAAGATTTACTAAAAAGCTCTCTATTGTAATGGTAGAGAGCTTTTTTTATACCAAGAGGTGATATATGGCTATAAATATGGGTTTTCCTAAATCTAATTATGCCTTTAAAAGGCCTTTTAGACATATTTTTGCAATACCCGGAATAGTGGGTCATCCTGAATATGATGGCTTGTTTTGTAAATTAAATGAGAAAAGCGCTAGGCCTAATATATCTTTCAAGGAGATGGAAGTACAACATTTAGGCCAGACGATTTCCTTTCCCGGCAAGGTAGTTTTTGAACCAATAAACATCACAGTCTGGGATACGATTCCCGGAGGTGGACGCAGAGATTCATCAAATAATCCTGTTTGGCAATGGGTTAATTCATGGTATGACTTTTATCAAGGTGTCTACAAATCTCCTATTGGATTAAAGAGATCTGCAAATATTCGTATTTATGATGGTTGTGGTAACCTTCTAGAAAAGTGGGTATATGAAAACGCTTATCCAATAAATGTCAATTTTGGAGAGTTGGACATGGGTGCAAACAATGAAGTTCTTACTATTGAGATGCAATTGAAGTACGACAGAGCTTATTTGGTATTAAACGATTCGGCATATCAAAGTTGTTAGTCTTCAAGAAATTGATTGGCTTTAATGGCATCTCTGCATTTTGCCAAAAAATCTTCCAGTTCTTTAGGCTTGAGACCGAGAATTCTGCATGCTCCACTTTTGTTGAGTCTGCCTTTTTTGGTATAAACTTTGCTTTCATTCAAAAGCAAAGCCTCTATTGCCTGTCCGAAACCGCTATTTTCAAGTATTTGCAAGATCTCCTGTCTTTCCAATACTTCTAAAAAATTCTTTTTCATAATTTATATTACGTTTTAAATATTAAAAAGTCAAATCATCTATCTTTATTTCTATTATTTTTCTTTGAATGTCTTCTGTTTTGCATGGTCATACCAAGTTTAAGTTGAAACATTTCATTATATTTCTTTTTTAATTCGTTGTAATTTTTAGCTGTACGCCATAGTTGTCGAAAATGGTTTAATATACAAGTTGTCATATAATTGAATGCTTTCCCTTTATCTGGGTCGAATTTTTCAGCCCTTTCGAAACAAATAAGCACTCCTTCTTGTACGGCATCATCTTCATCTATATTGCTGAATTTGGCATAACGAACAATATTTTGCGAAAGAGTGTAAAAAGCGTGAGCCAATATACCTTGTGCCTCGGTAAAATCCGCATCGGCCTTGTATACATCCTGTTCTGTCAATTGGAGAGGTATTCTTATTGTTTGGTACTTTGAATTTACAGCTTGAGTTTGAGTTTCCAAATCTTTTCTAAGCAGATGCATTTTGTGTTTATTTTTTTTGGCTTGTTGAAACTTTATTATAATTGATTCAAAGGCTTTATTGTTAAGGTACTCTGTTGACATCTTCCTCCAAAAAAGAAAAAAATATTTATGAAATTTTAATTGACTATTTATTGCATCCGACTAAATTTCATAACTTGCATGAAATTAGTACAGTGCTAAGTCAGCAAAATTTCAATAAGTCTGGAGAAATTTTTCAAAAAATTTATGAGCAGAAAAACGGCATTAATATTGAAGAGAAGTCAGAATCAGCAGAAAATTGATTCTTTAAAACAACACGATGCAGAAGTGTTTGTTTCGACAATTTTTGATGATGACAAAAATTGCAATGAGGAAAACTATAGTCTTTTTTGTGCGCAAAACAACTTGGATTCTTTTTTGTTGATTGAAGAAGATGAAGAAATAAAACATTTTGATTCAAGTTTTTCTTTCAATTACGTTTGTTTGACTGATGGAGAATGGATAGCCAAGCCAAAAAGAATTTTTAATTATAAATCCAACTACACATTTCAAGGCATGCCTTGCATACTCAAAAAAACAAATAGTCTAAAAGGGATCAAGGTTGATGAATCATTCAATTTTTTTAAAAATTTACACTTGGAAAAACAATACAAACAATTTGTTTTAGAAATAGAAAAGTGGTTTTTTCACAATGTAACCAATTACAGCAAAAATGTGATGTTAAGATACTATGCAGCGGTAATATATTTTATGGAAACTAAAAACATCAAAAGCGGATTGGTGCAACTATCTCAGGCTTTGTTGAGTCACCCGCAACACAGCGAACTCTGGTGTCTTTGGGGCGATCACTTGGTGCAATCCAAGCGATACCACGAAGCTTATCACATCTATGATACAGCAATTATTGCTGGCAAATATAGAAATATTTATGATGAAAATCCAGTGTGGTTAAAAAAATATGATACATATCCACAAGACATGATGCTGAAAATCAAAAAAATATTTGATGAAACTAAGGTTTTTGAAATCAGAACCCAAGATCAAGTTCATTAATGATTACTGTCACTTGATCTTCGTACCTTGCCATCGCTATTTGTTTTCTACCGGGCGGCAAGGCTTTCAAACGTTCCTCAACTTCTCCTATAGAACAATTAATTACTGAGAAATTATTAATGGTAGCCGGAATTTGCGCTTGTTGATTGACTTGTTGATTTTGAGGAGCCGAATGCTCAATTTTTGGCATGTTGGCATTCATTTCCTTGACTGCATCATTTGCTCCAGCGATGTCCTTTGTTGGATAATAAGCTTTCAACTGATCGGGAGCTTCTTTTACTATTCTTTGGATGATGGCCATGTTGCATGTACAACCGGGATTGGACATGTATTTTTGAACATCGCCATGCAAGGCATCAGGCAATGTCGCAATAAAAGACGGATCTCTTAGTGCATTTTTAATATCGGACAAGCTAATTTGTGGTAGTTTCATCTGGATGTATCTCCCGCATTAAAAATCCGCAGTGTTTGCATTTTGACATGCTTTTATAATTTTCAAACAATGGTTTAATCTTGCCTTTGCTTGATTCATGATCTAAAAAAGGCGGCTTTGCCTGTATCCTGCGATTAATACAGTAAACCGGATCGTCAATCCAATATTTTTTCTGACATCTCTCGCACCAAAATTGTATTTTATCCATTTGGTCTGATAATTGTTTGAGATTCGATGTACAACATAAATGATGCCCACAATACGCTCAGCAAACTTACTGCACAACCATTTGCAAAATTTTTGCCACAATTCAATACTATTTGACCCCATTGGCAATCAAGTTGAAAGGGAAATATAAAGAACAAACTTATCAGTAAGCCGCTCCAAAAACCGCAACATTGATGGCACCCCATCATTTTCATGAAAAATTTGGGCATAAACTTGGCTAGAAAGTTTTTTATAGGCACAAAAATCTCGCCTTCGACAATTATTGTTGTCATGCCAACCCCGCCAAGCAACATCAATATCAATGATGCTATTTCCATAGAAAAACCCTCACTTCATCTTTTTTTCTGTAAACACACATGTCTATAAAATTAGAGACATTTAGTAAATCTTTTTCAACTTCGTTTATTTTAGAATTTAAATTTTTATATCTTTTGAAAGATATTTTTTGATAATGTAAATCAATATTATTTACAATAGATATTATTTCGACCTCGTCCTCACTGACGGATTCTAAAAAATCCAATATTGCACGATGTCCTAAATTTCTTAAATGACTCACTCTTTTAGATAACAACCATGAGTCAAATAAGGACTTATATTGAGGTAAAGAAGCTACAACTCTTTTGTTTGAGAAAACTAATTCTTCTACGTTGCTTAGACTTAGATTTGTCGCCATAAAACTATTATAGTTTTGCAAGTATCAAAAGGAGCACAAAATGGCCGATGAAGTTTATAGACCACAAAAACCAAATGCCGGTGTAGAAAATGTTGATCTTCCCCCTAGTCATCCTTTGGCTGGGAACACTACTCAGCCATCAGCTACGCCAGATGGAGCAGCTGTACAACTTTCAGGTAATATTCCTGCCGAACTTCTAAATCGAATGAGGCAAAATACCAATGCCAATCCTGTTAGCACAAACGTTCAGCAGCCAAATTTTAATGCTTCATTTGCAAACTCTCAGAACAACATACCTGTAAACGCAAGTTCTGATCTTCAAAGCATTTTGGAAACTCTTAAATCACAATCAAGTGTTTTTGAAGAAATTACACTCCCTTCTTTGGGCAGGTTTTATGATGGTTCTGATGGCCCCATTGATGGCAAGCTCCATATCCGAGCAATGACGGGCGAAGAAGAACAAATTTTGGCTACGCCAAGATTTGTTAAAAAAGGCCAAGCAATCAACATGATTTTTTCAAGATGTATTCAAGAGAATTTCAAACCTGAAAATCTACTTTCGGCAGATAGAACGTATTTGCTTATTTATTTGCGTGGCATTTCTTACGGCAGCGAGTACGAAGTTGAAGTCAAGGATCCAAACACTGATCGTAAATTTTCAACAGTTATAGATCTCGACTCTTTGCCAGTAGATAGTTGTCCTCTTGATTTTGGACCTGAACTTACAGATGTTTTGCCAAAGAGCGGTTTGCGTTTTAGTTACAGATTGTCAAGGGGTCGTGACGAATCTGAATTGCAGGAACACAGGGATCGTCGTTTGAAACAATTTGGCGATAGCGGTGCTGACGATACTTTGCTGTTTAGAACTGCACAGCTTACGGATTCTATTGCAAATGTTGTGGACAAATCTGAGATACAAGTGCTTCTCAAAAATCTACCAATCCAAGACCTTTCATATTTGCGTAGCATAGTCAACGAGCCACCATTTGGCGTTGATACCAAAGTAACTATTTTGTCTCCAATGAGCAGCGAGGAGTTTGAGGTTGAGTTACCTCTGGAAGCAAATTTTTTCTTCCCACGGCGCAAGAGGAAGGAGAAGAACCTAGCATAATGCTTTGGAAAAATCTCATGGAAGAGATTTTCTTTTTTCAGTATCACATGCAAATGGATAGATTCCGTTCTATGAAACTTGAAATTCATGAAAGAAAATACATGATCAACAAGTTTGTTGAACAGAAGAATAAGGAAAAAGAAGAAATGGACAAACAGAATAGAAAAGCAAGCAGAAGAAGGTAAATAGAACATGGCGCTAAAACAAAGATATCAAAATCCGGTAGTTGGTGACACAGTACGTCTTCGACTGTTTTTCTACAACAGTAACAATTTTGCCAATGTATCAAATATAAACTCAATCTCAATTTATCGTGTTGAGGATGGACAATCGACAAATGATGCTAATGCACGAACGCTAATTCAAACAATACCGGGCACCAGCGTTGTACAAGAAGCTACTGGCAAGTATTATATTGACGTTGAATTGTCGGCTAGCTACACCATAGGCACATATGTCGATGTGTGGGACGTTGATTTTGAAAGTTCTTATGAAAATCAATCCACAGTAACTAACATTTTTCAAGTGTACCCAGATTTGTGGTATACCACGCCCATTCCTGTGGTATATGATTTTAACTTTACATTTAGACCATCCAGATTGCGTCAGGGTTCAAAGAGATATATCATTGTAGAAGTTGTTCCAAACGTTCCAAAAGGCACAGATTTGCAACGTTACTACGAAAATCTAGCAATTGTCGGTGATTTGAAGGTAAGCATTGAACAAAGATGCGGGGAATGCTTGCCTAAGGAAGCAGACTTGCGTCTTATTGTTGACAAAGCCGAAGTTGATTACAGGGAAATGCAGTTTGGGTACTACCAAATTGACACAAGTGATTACGAGGTAGGCATTTACGACATATGGTTCGAACTAGATTTAGGCGATAACATCTATATTTCCGAAAGAAATCAGCTTCAAATCTTCGCATAACGTGTGACAAGGTGCAACCAATATTGGCATTAGAATTAAAATATTGAGTTGCTAGCCTAGATTGTGTGTAATAGGTGTCGGGCCAATTGGCTCCGAAGTAATGATGTGCGTATGGAGACAGTAAAATGCCTACTCGTATGATTCGCCCTGAAGAGCTTGATGCTTTTTTCACTGCTCGTCAAAACCTTCTGTTTATCGGCAAGCATGGTGTTGGTAAAACAAGCAAAATCAAAGCCTGTTTTGAAAAGCACGGATTAGTCCGTAATTCAACATACCTTTACTTTTCTGCCAGCACGCTCGATCCTTGGGTTGATCTGATCGGGGTGCCCAAAGAAACTAAGGGCAAAGATGGAGTTGTATCGTTGGATCTGGTGCGACCCAAAGCACTAGCTACAGGCATGGTAGAAGCAATATTTTTTGATGAACTTAATCGCAGTCCCAAGAAAGTTCGCAATGCCGTCATGGAATTGCTTCAGTTCAAAAGCATAAACGGATTGGAATTCCCGAACCTTAAAGTAATATGGGCTGCTATCAATCCTGATACAGAAGAAGACATCTATGATGTCGAGAAGCTTGATCCTGCTCAAAAGGGGCGTTTTCACGCTTGGATTGACATACCCTACGAGTGTGACAAGGAATTTTTTGTTACCAAATATGGCATGGATGTTGCCTTGCCTGCTTTGGAGTGGTGGAATGCCCTACCTGAGGCCGTGCGTAATGAAGTCGATCCCAGAAGGCTTGATTATGCTCTTGATGCTATGCTTAAAGATTTGCCCTTGGAATTTATTTTGCCAGCATCATCAAACATTAGCAAGCTGCTACAATCCATCAAAATGGGTTCTGTGCAGGATAAACTGAATAAGTTTATGTCAGCTAAAGATACTTCTGGTGCCAAGTTATTTTTAGCCAACGCAAACAATTTCGATGCAGCCATGAAGTATGTCATTGCTGATCAGAAAATGATGGAATTTTTCTTGCCAATTTCTCCAAAGGAACGATTGGCAGTTTTGCTGTCAAAGGAAGACAAAGTCCGTCTTTTCATGACTAGCAAAAAATCTATCCCGGCTTTTTTGGACATCATTCGTGATGTGATGATTGCGCAAGAAAACGAGGATCTTATCAAAAAATTACGTCACTCTTTGGGCGGCAATATCGATGCTGCCAAAACAGCGCAAGCCGTGCCGGGAGCAAACCCCGCCCCTGCTTATGCAGGTCGTAGCTCTAGTGGGCCTGTCGATTACAGCTTCTTAGAGATTCTCAAGTTTAGCGATCCCGATGAACGGGCTAAAAGTTTTGATATGATCAAGCGAAATATTACGCTTAAAATTAAACCTAACGATGCTGTACGCAACTTGGGCGCACTAACATCTCTAGTTAGTGCAGCGTTTCCTAGCGCTTTGCTGACTCCTCAATATGACAAGCTTACGGGTGTTATAAACACTTGTTTATTGAGTATGGCTGATGGAGGTTTGATATCTCCTGATAACATGCTTGAGGATCTTCTTAAAAATTTCAATGAGTTCAAGCCCCTCTTTGACAAACTTACAGTCGCTAATTTGCATGGCGAAATAGTGCGTCAGAAACCAGCCAAGTAACTCGCTTGTCTGGTCGTTTATAAATTTTAAAAGGGCTAGTTGTAAAGTTAAGAACAATCAAGTTGTGGAGTGTTTGCAATGAGCATGGATATGCGTCAAATTATCAGCACTGCTGAGAACATGACAACCAAAGAATGGACTGAGATATGCCATTTGCTGCGGGAGCATCATAGCTTGTTCTACAAGATATGGGAAATGGGGAAACCGATGTTTTCTCAATCTATACCCACTGCCTGCGTGACTTTTGATCCCAGCGGTAATTACCTTGCGTTTCTCTTTAATCCTGACTTTTGGAATTCATTGGATAATTACAACAAATTGTTTGTCATATGCCATGAGTCTATACATGTAATCTTCAATCATGGCTATCGCTTCAAAGATAGCAAAGACAAACACAAGAGTAACTTGGCGATGGATGTGGTTGTAAACCACACTTTGACCAACCAATTTGGTTTTGATCGAAACAAAATTAAAGACTGGGAATCCCTGTGCTGGGTGGATACTCTGTTTAAAGGGATGAAATATAAAGGCTTCGCCATCAGGGAGTCAGAAACTGTTGAATTTTATCTTGAGTTGTTGCGTAAAAAACAAAGCAAGCAACAAAAACAACCACAAGGTGGCGGCAACCAATCGCAAAAATCTGATGGCAATGGTGACGGCAGCCAAGGCCAAGGCCAAGATCAAGATCAAGGCCAAGGCCAAGGCCAAGATCAACCCCGAACCTTAGATCAGCACGAATTTTCATCTGGTAATTCTGATTCTGATTCAAATGTTCCAGATTTTTCCAAACTTGCAGACTTAGTATCCCAATCTCTTAGCGAGTCAGAAGCTGACGGCGTTGCAAATGTTTTTAACAAGCACAAAGACCCGAACACTTCGCCCCTGAAACCCGCTGGTACAGGTCATGGCAACATGACTCATACAGCGCAGCAAGATACGCTTGTAAACAAGAAGAAGTGGGAAACTGTGGTCAAACGCTGGACTGCCAAGCAGCTTAAAGAATCGGATAAAGATGTTGAGCAATGGGCAAGAAAGCACCGACGATTCAACATGTTGGGCGATACTTTGTTTTTGCCATCAGATATGGACGTTGACGCTTGGAATTACGAGAAGGCAAAACTCAAAGTGCATTTTTATCTTGACACTAGTGGATCATGTTGGAATCTAAAGGATCGTTTTTTCAGTATTGCTGCAAGCTTGCCCAAGCGTAAATTTGATGTCGATCTTTTTTGTTTTGATACAGAGGTAGTTGCTACAAGTTTGGAAACAAGAAAAATTCACGGGGGTGGAGGTACTTCATTTTATATTCTAGAACAATACATCCAAAACTTAATCAAAAACTCTCCCAAGAATGGCAAAAAATTCACTTATCCCGATGCTGTCTGGGTTTTAACTGATGGTTATGGGGATTCAGTTAAAATCGAAAAACCGGAAAATTGGTACTGGTTTATCGATGCTCCCACCAAAGAACTATTTAAAAATGTGTGCAAATCTTACATTCCACAGAAGTGCAACACATTTCATCTCGGAGACTTTGTTTGATTACATAATCAAGGGATCAAGCTGAAATCAATCAGCTTGATCCTGCTCTAAAAAGAAGCCATCTTCTAATTCAAGTAAGAAATCCAAGGCCACTCCCGTCCACTTTCCATACTTAATGGAATACTTAAAATCTCTATCATTTATCTCTGTTGATAAAACAAATGCCATCCAAGGTTTTCTGGTTCTTTTCCAACATAACATAGGTTTTCTGCCACATCTTTTTGCATCATCTACTGCTTGTTCGAGAAAACCGTCTAATTCTTTATTTCCGCTTATATAAACGGACCCTAAATCTATACTATCGTAACCTCCTTTGCTTTCAATTGTGTATTTAAAGTTTTTTGGCACTACCAGATCCCCGCTAAAAACTTCAGCTGCATGTTTAGGCAAGTTGGCTTGTGACCATCTAGAGCCACTGCCAACAGTGCGACTAAAACTTTGTTTAAATCTTTCACTCAAAATTTTTGTCAGATCAAGTTCTGTGCGATTTCCTTTTTTCTTGCCATTAACCTTTTTTTTCTTCTTGTTTTTGCTTATATCTTCAATATTGTAATCATCTTCAAGATCGTCAAAATTCATGGGACTTCTTTCTGCAATAAATCTTGCAACATTTTTGCATGATGGTTTATGGCGCTAGTTGATTTGCCACCATCGGAAAAATTTTGTTTTCTATTATAAATTAGGATTATTTGTTCAAGTTTTTTCATAATATCGTTTTTATTAGCTGTATTTTCCACAACCCAATCAAAGTTTATTGGTGCGGAAAACAACTTTGGCGTGTTTTTAATCTTGGAAACACCATTTGATCTTCTGCCAATTTGTCCCACATGTTTTAAATCAAAAGAAGACACACTCATCGTATTAGCTATGTCAAATCTAATGTTTAATACAGTATCCTTATCAAGTTGAGATATGCCGATTGCTGCATCGCTCAATTCTGGCACAGAATGCACTGCTTGCAAAAGTATTTCAAGAGTACTACAAAAAAATATTTGACCTAACAAATCTCTTAAATCAACAATCATTATCGGTCGATGTATATTTCTGAACAATGTTAGACTTCTCACATGCTCATCTACTTCAGCAAATGCAACAGCGTATGCGCTTTTTTCTGTCAATCCAAAAAACTCAGATAATGAATCTTCGAAGTTTGGATTTTGTTCAAGAATTCTTAGCACTATCTCTGAATCACAATCAGTATTTGTTTCAAAAAGAGACTTTAAAATTTTGTATTCGCTTTTGTTTATAAAACCATTGTGTATTACGGCCTTTTGTAGATTTTCACTTACGAATGGATGATTGTTTTTATTTTCTGCTGGAAGTCCGACACCTTGAGTTGCTGCCCTACAATGAAATATGCCTAAATTTAGATCATTTTCCCACAACTTTTGATACGCAATGTTTTCCACATAAACCGTAGAAGGTTCCGGTAGTTTGTGAAAAAAAACTTCTTTTCTGTCAAAATCTGATGCACAGTAAAATCCAGATGCATCACTTCCTCTTACTTGTGTTTTTTGAAACAAACATGTGACTAACTTTTGCGATAATAAAGCATTTTTGCTTTTACCTATAAATCCAAGTATTCCACACATTATATTCTTAATGCACCTTCTGGTGGCTGGCCCAATGGCGGTGTTGCCATGCCTTGCGTTGCTTGCACCGTGCCTGTTCCTGCAATGCTTGGTTCAGTTGGTGGAGCCATATCGCTAGTTGGTTCTTCTACAGGCTGGTCTTCTGCTTCAACGCCTAAATCATTTATTGGTCCGCTAAGTTTATCCATAATTTCTGATTTTATTATATCCACCGAGGCATTTACTATGTTTTCAAGATTGTCATTTTCTTCCACAGCATTAGCCAAAGCTACACCAGCTTTTTGCAAAACCTCAAGATATTTAAATTGTTGTTTAAGCCAATGTCCTTGTATTATGGCTCGTATTTGACTTATAACGACTTTAACATCATTCAAAAGTGTATCTGTGCCAACTTGTTTCATAGTTTGCTGAACTTGTTGCAAATCACCATAAATTTTGCCAATTTTCTCTTTCAAGAATTCATCGCTTTCACGTAAAATAAAATACTTGAAATTTAAAATTTTATTGTAACTCATATTGCTTCCTCAGTTAATATATTTATCAACAATAATAATTAAAAAGCAATAAAAAAAAGAGACGTGGATTATTTCCACGTCTCTTTTAAGTTGTTAATTATTTTTGACTATCCGCACTTTGTCCATCCGCAATCTCTACATACACTTGAATGTATTTTTTCAAGGTTCTTGCCAAAATCTTGCTAAGACCGGCTAAATCGCCTTCTGTTTTTTCCAGTTGATGGACCACAAAGCTAATATCGGCACCGTGTCGCAGCGCTGTGCTTAGCATACGGCACAAAGCATCACCGTTTTCGTGATTGTTGATATTGGTCAAGTCACATGAGGTTTCACCATCAGCAACATAAACATATTTGCCTCTGGCTTTCTTAAGCAGTTTGCCTTTGGCATTTCCCTTCTTGATAATTTGCTCATTATTTTGATGATTTAGCCCAGCAAAAACTTCATAAGGGTCACCTTCCAAGAGGCCAACGATGACATAATAAGGCTCTCCCTTAATTATTGGAAAATGCACTTCGGCATCAATTGAACTTGGACGCTTTGGAGCATCATTTTTAGCGATTTTCTGCGTCTTTTTATCATCCTTGGTTGGTTTTTCGACCAGCACTCCAGTTCTGCAATTTTTACGATAAACCGTCATTCCCTTGCAGCCGAATTTCCAAGCCGCTTCGTAAATTTTTGCTACTTGCTCTTCCGTGACATCTTCAGGAAGATTTACAGTTTTTGAGATAGCGTGATCAACATACTTTTGGGCCTCTGCCTGTAGCTTTACAGCAGCAACCCAATCAATGTCTTCTGCGCAATATCCAAACCAAGGAGATTCTTTTAAATCTTTTTTGCCCGTAGTATCCATCCACATTTTGACTTTGGGATGATATACTTCAAATTCTTGCCAATGGTCGCCATTTTGATCGACAAAATCTGTTCTGGCATTCTTGTCAGTAGGATTTATCTTTTTTCTTCTTGTGTATGGAAACAACATAAACAAGGGTTCAATACCGCTGGTTGTTTGTGTCATAATCGACACAGAGCCAGTAGGCGCAATCGTCAGGTTGGCAATGTTGCGTCTGCCGTACTTTGCAATATCATTGTACAACTTAGGATCATGCTCTTTGATCATCAATAAAAATTCAGAATTCTTTTCTTTTTCCCAATTAAATACTGTAAATGCGCCTAGATCTTTCGCCATTTGCATGCTACTTCGGAAGGAAGATAGGCACAATGTACGCATTATCTTGCCGGTTATGGCAATGCTTTCCTCATTGCCATATCCAACACCTAATGCGGCTAAAGTATCTCCCAAAGCGGTTATGCCCGTCCCGGTTCTTCTACCTTTTTGACACTTATCATAAACAGTTTTCCACAAGTCAAGCTCTCTCTGCTTGATATGCTTGTCTTCTGGGTCTTTCTTGACTTTTTCAATAATTGCCTGAATTTTTTCAAGCTCCATGTCAATCATGTCATCCATAAGACGTTGTAGAATTTCTCCGTGTTTGGTGAACAAATCGTAATCAAAATAGGCATCTTTTGTAAAAGGATTTACAACATAACTAAACAGATTCAAAACCATCAATCGGCATGAATCCCATGAGCAAAGTGGCAATTCTGAACAGGGGTTTGTCGATATAGTCTCAAAACCTTCATCAGCGTAGCAATCAACAGCATTGTATTTGGTTACTTTGTCCCAAAACAACAATCCCGGCTCTGCTCTTAGCCACGCATTGTGAATAATTTTTTTCCATAAATCTCTAGCTTTTACAACTTTGTCGCTGTCGCTAGGAGGCGCATCAACAGGGAATCTAAGCCTAAAGTCTTCATCTTTTTCAACAGCATTTAAAAATTCATCACTTAACAAAACGCTTACATTTGCGCCTGTAACTTTTGTATCATCATTTTTAACCGTGATAAAACTTTCAACATCTTTGTGAGCAACATTGATTGACAACATCAATGCTCCCCTACGACCGCTTTGTCCAACTTCACGAATGGTATTTGAATACCTTTCCATCCAAGAGGTGATGCCTGTGCTGCTCCTCGCAGCATTTTTCACAGGCGCTAATGCTGGACGGAGCTTGCTAATATCTACGCCTACTCCACCCCTACGTTTTGATATCTGAGCCAACATCTCATCTGTTCGCATAATGCCGCCATATGAGTCCTCTGGACTTTCGACAACATAGCAGTTTGACAAACTAATAATTTGAAAATTGTTCCCAATGCCAAACATCGGAGAACCTTGCGGTACCACATATTTAAATCGATCAAGAAGAGCAAAGATTTCATCTTCGGACAAGGGATTTTCAAATTTCTTGCTTTCTATTCTTGCGAACTCCTTGGCAATTCTGCGATGCATCATTGTTGGAGTTTCTTCCAACAAATTGCCAGAATTATCCTTCAGAGCATACTTGTCCAAGAATACTTTTGCTGCCAGTTCGTCGCCTTCAAAATATGCAATGCATTTCTCAAATGCATCATTGTATTGATACATGGTGTGCCTCTTCCTGTTTTGTTTGTTATGGGTTTTATCTAGGTCTTCTCTTATAATTTTATTCTTGGACAACACTATTTTTCAAGTTTTGAAACTCCATTTTGCATCACCAAGGTCATATTATCTACACCTTTAAGGAATTCTAATAAATTTTGATCGTGGGTTGTAACAAAGACCTGTTTTTCTTGACTCAATTGCAAAATCATACGATATATGGCTTCTGCGCCTACCTTGTCTATATTGCTGGTTACTTCATCTAAGAAAATAATATCTAGCATACGTCCTGTATTGAGACTCATAATGTGGGCAAACGCTTGACTTAAGGCAAGATTTATCCTTCTTTTTTGTCCCCCGCTGATGGCAAAATAAGACAGTTGTGATTCCTCTGGTAATTTGTCGATGAATTCTTCAAACTGATTATCAAACCTAATTCTCAGATTGTTGTCTATTAAAACATTCAGCCAATGAGCCAAATTGTCGTTAAGTGCCGGAACTATTCCATCGATTACATATTTTCTTATGCCTTGATCTCCGAAAGCCGTTGTCCAGTATTCATAGTATTTCATCTCGCTACGAATGCTATCGAGTTTTTGTTGCAGTTGTTGTTCTTCAGCTTCAAATTCAACAAGTGTTTGTTGAGCGTCCGTCAAATATTGATCGTAGGGTGTAGTTTTTGCACTATCAGGATTTTGTTTATCTGTTTCCTGTTTCAAAAGTTTTATTTTTTCATTCAAGCCACTGACCTTAGTTTCAGAGTCTGGTTTTTTCATGTTAACAATTGAATTTTTGGTGTTCAAAAGATCAGATTGTTTTTTGTTAATAGTTTTCAATTTTTCTTCTTGTAAATTCAAAACTTGTAATAAAGAATTTTTTTGCTCAATTTTTGCTGTTTTCTGACTCTCAACAAGCTCCAAACTTTGTTTGATATTTTCCCATTCAATTTTTATTTCTCCAAGTTGATCCTTATGTTCTTTCAAAATTTTGTCATAGTTCTCTTCTGAAACCACGCCGTAGCAGTGTTGACAAATAACTCCCTTCTCCAAACGAGAAATTTTTTCCACCGTAGTCATTAAAGATTTCATGGAATTTTCATAGCCTATTTTTACAGACCGTTTTTCAGATATTTCATTTTCCAAATTTGCAATTTCGCTTTTTGCTTTATCAATTACCTCTCCTGCCTTGCTGATGGCGTTGTTTATTTTAACTTTAATTGGGTCAATTTCTTCTAATGCAGCATCGATATCAGGTATTTTCGATTGTTCCTGCTGATATTTCTGAAGCTGTTGATCATCTTGTGTTATGAGCACAACCTCTTTTTGTGCTGCATCAATTTCCGCAAGAACTTTTTTGTATTTTTCAAGCAAATTAATTTTAAAATCTTTAATATCTTTTTTATATTTTTCAATTAGATTGATTGTCTGGGTTTTATTCCGCTCAAGATTGTTGAATTCCAATTGCAGGGTTGCCAAATTATCTTTTTGTTGTTTGAACAACTGTTTAGCACTGTCTTGATAAGTACGAAATTTCTCTAAAGACAACAGATTTTCTACAATCACACGTTTGTCGGCAGCATCACACTCTAGGAATGACACGCTGTTATTGTCGGTAAAAACGGCAATATTTACGAAACTTTCGTATGACAGTCCCAAGATTTCTTCTATTTTCTTCTGAGTAGCAGGCATGCCTCCCAATGTAATTTCTGTTGAATCATCAAAAACACCCTGATCACTTTCCCATAGCCGTAATCCATCAGGCTTGCGTGTTCTCTGAAGCTTATATCGATCCCACTCGATTTCAATTTTCAACTTCTTGCCAGTTTGATTGTTGATAACATCTTTGTGTGAAAGCTTTTTTGGTTTTTTAATTGTCTTGCCGTAAAACCCATATACAATAATTTCTGGAATGGAGCTTTTGCCAGCACCATTACTCGCAGCATCATTGTTTTGATTACTGCTATCAAGATTTTTACCATTAACTAAAACTATATTGCCAAATTTTTTAAAATCTATTTCTATGCCATCGTTGCCAAAACAAAAGAAGTTCTGAGCAACAAGTTTCTTTATTTGAATTCTTTTCATTTAAAACCTTCCGATTCTGAATGTGAAATTATTTTTCTTCCTATATCTAAAAGCACATTGCGATCTAAGTCAATAACATCTTGTTGGTCGAGGTAATTTTCCAACAACCTCTTCTCATCGCTAAGTATTTTTTTGACATCAGATACCGAATGCTCTCCAGTTTGTTTGCTTTCGGCTCTCACACGAATAGTTGAAATACCTACAGACTCAGTAAATTTCTCAAGATCTTTTTTCAACTTTATGTCTGATAAATCATTGATTGTTATATCAACGAATGCATTTTGAAGCATTTCTTTGTCAAAATCTTTATAATCATTTTCAGTTAAATAAAAGTGCTTTGGACTAAAATCGTTTTTGATATATTGAAGTTGATTATTTTCTGAATCTAACAGGATGATATGTTTGTCTTCGTTCGCTTCTCCAAATGACAGCTGCAATGGACTGCCTATGTACTCTATGTTGCTAGCTAGCTTTTGTGCTCCATGATAATGACCGAAAAACGCATGTTTATAAGTTTTAAATAGATTTGGTCCTATTTTTACCATATCTCCATCACTTTCGATTGATATGTCTGCTATGGATCCAGCAGAATTCAATCGTGCCCCATCAATCGATAAATGCCCAAGCAAATAACTATTAGGCATTTCTTGTGCTGGCAATCTTTGTAATTCTTCGATTGGATCATGTGTGTAAGGCAAGAAATGCCAATTTGCACCACAAATAGATTTGCTTTGAGTAGTATCAACTACCGTAAAATTAGCAAGTGCGCCAAAAGGGTAAGTACTGCTTATTCTTGTGCTGTTCCCAAACCACAAATCGTGATTTCCAAGCAATAAATAAACATGGAATTTTTGTTTTTCGTATTTTTCAAAAATCTTAAACGTTTCCATGTATGTAAGGCTATCTATTTTTTGTCGATCATGAAGAAGATCTCCTCCAAACATGATTGCATCAACATTTTCCTTGACGGCTGTATCAAATACCCAGTCTAACGCTTTTAAACAATCTTTAAGCCTACTATTATTGTTCTTATGAGGATGGACATGTACGTCCGAGAACAACAAAAATCTTGACATTTGATTTTCTCAAAGTGGTGCGACTTTGCACACATTTGTCTTATGTCATGTTAGCAGGTGGTTGTTCTTGCTGCAAGTCAGTTTTGTTTTGATCTAATTTTTGAAAATATTTATCTAAAGCTTCCCACACATCGCTTGCTAACAATTTGGTGTTAGTTGGCGCTCCTCCCGCTGCATCTCCACCGGGGCCTAGACTACCTCCTAAACCCATATCCGCTCCACCACCTCCCATGTCCCCCATTGGTGGCGCTCCTCCCATATCGCCTCCTACCGGAGGAGCAGCACCCGCATCTGGTGGGGGTGCTGCTGGAGCACCTCCTGCTGGTGGTGCATCAGCTTCATCAATTCTCCAATTTGTATATTCTTTAAACGTAATCATTAATATATTTATGATGAATATGATAAATATAATATGAAAAGTTTCAACCAATGGCAATTTGAACAAAATGATCAGCAAACACCTCCTCCGGTTGCAACCTCTGCTCCAGAAGGAGTAGATGTAGAGTCGCCAGAAAGAACGACTGTTTCCTCGCCATCAAAAAGCGGCCCAGCAAGCAAGCTCAAAATTAAACCTTGGAAAGCGAGCAAAGATCAAATCATGGGATTTTGGAAGGGGCTACAACCAAATGTACCATTGGCACTTAAAGCTATTGATTATGATCACGAAGGATCAACTATTCAGGAAGACGGAATAAGAGTCACAGGTTCGAAGGAATTTATTACTACTGTGCTATCAAGGTTAAAAGACTTTTTAACTTATGAAAACCCAGAAACCAAATTGATGGTGGCCTACAGACAATCTCCAAAGTCTTTTGTGCCGGGTAACCGCAACAGTTATATATTTTACTTACAAGCCAAAAAACGTGGTAAAAACTAGCTATTTTGTAGCGCTTCGAAAAACTTTTTTTCCTGCAAGTATTGTTCTGTTTCGTTTATTTTATCTTGTATTTTTTTTGATGCTTCTTTTTGCCGATCTGTGCATAACTGAACTTTTTCTGCAATGCGTGATATTGTTTTTACTACTTCCGCTATTTCTTCGTTCAGCATGGCTACTCACTCCGACTTGATTTTTCACCCACAATTATTTAGACTACACACTGTATTTTTTCTTCAAAAGAAATGTGTGCAAAATCACACCCAAGTATGAGATGCAATTATGGAATCTGTCAAATTAACCGACGAACAACAAAATGCTGTTAATTACGTTCAAAAGCATCTTAAGCCTAAGCGATTTATTGCCATAGGAGGATACGCTGGTACAGGCAAGAGTACCTGCCTTACTGAACTGATCAAACTATATCCAAAATTTCTCATTTGTGCTTTTACTGGTAAAGCTTCAAATGTGCTAAGGAAAAAGGGACTTAATGCTCAAACAATTCATTCAACAATTTATAATTGTGAGAAACATGGTGACACATTTTATTTCAGACTTAAGACACCTGCACAATTACATGGTGCAACAGGCTTTTTTGTAGACGAAGCTAGCATGGTGAACAAGGATCTTCTAAAAGATCTTGAATCTTTCGGATTACCTATCGTTTTCTTGGGGGATCATGGGCAATTAGAGCCAGTTGGCGGTTACAGTAATATAATGCAGAACCCAGATGTTACTCTAGAAACTATTCATAGGAATGCCAATTCTATCGCTAGGTTTGCTGATTTTTTACGTCAAGGCAATTCTGCCATCAATTGGCAGTCTGATGACAATGTCAAACTAATTAGCAAGAAATCTTTAACTCCAGACCATATGTTAATGTTTGATCAAATAATTTGTGGTTTTAATAAAACTAGATTAAGCGTCAATAATCACATGCGTCAAATTTATCGTTTTGATGGCAGGCCTCAGAAAAATGAAAGAATCATTTGTCTGAAAAATAATAAAAACCATATGGTTTATAATGGTATGCAGGGCAAGATAAATAGTATTCATGGCAAGATTTTAACATTTACGACAGATGAAGGCAGAACTATATCTCTGCCAATCGATTTAAATCAATTTAGCAAAGAAAAATTGCTTGAGTCTGCCGAACATGAGAGAAACATAGGATTTTTTGACTTTGCATATTGCATAACTTGCCATAAAGCTCAAGGAGATGAATGGGATAATGTTTTAGTTCTAGAGGAAAAAACCAAACTTTGGGACTACACTAGATGGGCGTATACTGCTGCATCTAGGGCAAGGAATCTTTTGTACTGGGCAGTATGAGGTAAAAATGACAAATCTTGTAATACAAAATGATATTAGTATATTGCAAAGTGACAATTCTGATCTAATTAAATTTTTATACGAAAATCTTCGTTTCAAAGATAGAAATTATTTCCATAACCCTCGATATAGACAGAGATTATGGGATGGATTTACTAATTTTTTTAATGAGAAAAATGGCAAATTTCTTACTGGCCTTCTGCCAGAAGTTATCGTAGCTTGCAAACGCTTTAATGAAATTCCTAGTGTTGTTGATAAGCGTACAAAAATAGACTTTGCTATCAAAGAAATTAATAGCACTTTCTTGCATTCATGCACTCCCACCAATGCCAAACCAATTACTCTACAAGATTACCAAGTAGAATTGGTAAACACTGCTGTAAAAAATAAAAGAGGTGTCATATTCGCCCCTACATCAAGTGGCAAAAGTCTAACCATGCTTTCTATTTTAAAAGCTTTGCCTTCGGGAATTAAAACTCTTGTATTGCAAAATAGAAAAACTCTGGCTATCCAGAATTACGATGAATATCAAAAATGGGGGCTTCACAATCTTGGAAGAATTTGGGGAGGTGTATGTGAACCCAATGATATTACTGTTGCAACAGTACAATCTATAGAAAAAATTGATGATATGCTTAAAGATGTTCAAGTTTTGCTTGTTGATGAAATTCATGACATGATGTCAGCAGGGCCAAAAGCCGTTTATAGAAAGCTTAAGAATTGCAGCGTAAGAATTGCTGTCAGTGCTACTCCCTTCAAATATGGCGAAACTGACAAAATCCAAAAATACTTTGTCAAAGGATTTTTTGGCCCTCCATTCAAGATTCAATCTACAGAATCAGGAATTATTACTACTAAAGAACTTCAAGAAAAAGGCAGGCTTTCAAAAAGTAAATGTAAATTTTATAAAATTGAAGAACCCGAACTGCACAATGAGCTTTACATGGACGCTGTGACTCAGGGTTTGGTTGAAAATGAATATTTTCACAGTCGTATTGTTGATCTTTGCGGATCATTGAAAGGTCGCACATTGATTCTTGTTGACAGACTAGCGCACGGGGACCACCTTTTACAGAGAATGCCTAATGCACTTTGGGTACAAGGAAAAGATAATGACGAAACTAGGAAACAAGTAATCGAAAAATTACAGAAAGAGAAAGACTGTATTGCTATTGCGACACAAGGCATTTTCAATACAGGAATTAACGTGTTCGTTCATACATTGATTAATGCAGCGGGGGGCCAAGCTGATCATCAGATTATTCAGCGCATGGGTCGTGGTTTAAGAACTGCTGATGATAAAGAAGAATTGCTGTATATTGATTTTTTGTTCACAAATAATCCCTATTTGCACAAACACAGTTTGAAAAGAATTAAAATTTTAAAAAAACAAGAGCATGAGCTTGAAATTCTTGATTAATCCCTTGCCATAATGGCTGTCAAGTCTCGCATTCTGGCGTTTCTATTTTTGAGAAGTTCTTCCATAGAACTTTGATTAATCTCACTCATTTCTGCGAACAAATTCCAATTTATGATTTTGTTTCTAAAATTATCGTAATTTTCAAAATCACTGACTTGAATGCCTAGAAAGCTTGCATCACTAAGCACATCTAGTCCAAGATGTTGCTTTAATATGCCAGTTGTTGTATCAAGCTTTTGTTCATCACGCTCTGATAGCCATAGATCAAAATTCTTGAAAACTTTATTCATGATAATTCCCATATATAATTTGTATTGTATTTAGATGATTATTATGAAAAACTTATTTTTATTTAAAGAATGGCTTGGATTGTCCCCGGAGGCAAAATTTGGTTTTGCCCCTAGCAAACTTTTTGCCAAAAAACCGTTTTATACTGAAGAACCTATGGAACCACTTCGAAGCACTTATGTGCTTGACGAATTGGTTAAAATAGGAAGAGTAAACAGCAGAATTCCATTAAAAACTTGGGCTAACATAGTTGAATACGGCAACGATACAGGTGGATTGCACGTTAGCATATCTCCTTTGGGATCTTTTAAGATCATAATTAGGAAATATATTAATGATTCAAACGGTAATATTGTGCCGATATGTAAAGATGTCATACCTTTGTTGAACGACTTTAACCACAAAGGCAACAATGATCCATCGGAAATCGTACTAGCTAATGATCTACATCATAGGTTGTCTAAGATTGATACACAAACTGTAGAATCTATAAATAAAAGTTACAACAAACTAGAAGAATTAGTAATAGACGTAGCAAAATCCGTTAAAGCAAGTCATCCTGCTGTTATGTCATATGGTGGTGTGGTCAAAGTAGAAGAACACACATATATGATATGGTTGGAATATAAAGGTTACGGCAATGGTGTTCCCAATAGTCAAAAAGGCGAAAGGTTTTCAATATATCTTCAATACAAGCCTGAAAAAGGATTAATTCACAGCTGGGCTTGTGAAGTTACTAGTCCAGTCAAACAGCGATTATATATCAGTACTCCTAGTGAGTGGGATGAGTTATTTTCTCCATCTCAACCCCATTCTGAAATTACAAAATGTATTATGGAAATATTGTCTACTTACTAAGTTCATTTTCAAAATACTTTTGGTATAACTTTTTAGCGTTTTCTAAATTGAAATCTTCTATATTTTCAATTTTACACAAATCGTAAATATCACATTTGATTTGTTCGGGCAATTTTTTCACCCATTCAGACAGCAATACGTATACGGGAGCAATTTTTTTCAAAATCACATATTTTAAAATATTGGATGCATTTGCCACATAATTTGAAATATTGTTATCATCTTTAAGCAAATTTTCTAATGTGTTTTTTGTTCTAGTAAAATCCGCAATCAAATTTGATTCAACAAAAGCGTATTCTATTTTTGAAACATTATTTCTTTCTCTAACCCATTTTTTCCAAAGCTCCCATCTTTTGTCTGCTTGTTCGCCATGCAGCATATTGACTTCTACAAGAGCTTTGTGTCCATCGTTTTGAATTTTTTTAATTATTTCAAGTTGAGCACGGATGAACAGCATGCTTTGGAAAATATCGAATCTATGGCGGTTTTCTTTTATAAATTTCATAATGTGTTTAAATATGATTGATCTTTTGAGGTTGCGGATATCTTTTACAGTCTTTGAATGTCGATAATTTGGGAAAATTGCATTCCTAGTTTTTAGGTAATATGAGCAAAGCTGGTAAGCTTGAGTTTCATCGTCATTAAATTTCATTTCAAAAGCCATTTGTGGACTGTATTCCATATTTATCTCTTCTTTCCGGCGTGTGTCTGGCATTGCGCATGATAACTTATGACATGTGATTGTTCTTGCTGCAAGTACTGATTTAGTTAATCTTAAAAAATTTTGTTTAAAAAGATTGCTTTCATTGTAGTGTAAAGTTAAAATTTGGTTGTAGTCAAAGTATGGTGAAGCATCTGCCAGAAAAGACTGCTGCAATCAATTTGTGAAAGTTGAATTGTAAAAACCTGCTGTAGCGGCTACTCCCTGCTGAAACCCGTTAGGCGATATGGGAACCTAACGAAACAGCTTAAGACAAGGTAGGCCTACATTCACCCAAAAATGGCGGGGTTGTCTTAAAGACTAGATCTGAAAAGTTCTAACTTTAAGTCAGGATGTAGGTTCGGAGTCTTTAAAAAGATGTGTTGAAAAGTGTGATTTTTTCACACAAAAAAATTCAAAGAGGAATCAAAAAAAGAAGTAGAAATTACACAAAAGTAATATCTATTCTTTTTTTTCGGCACCTCCTTGAACCCGCCTCCCAGTTTTGGCCAATTTGAGACAAAAAAAGTAGAAAATTTGGTTTTATTTTACTGGCTTGCAGTAAGAACAACTACATGAGAGAATGTGTGCGAAATCACACCGAACAGCTTAGGGAAATTCTGATGCAAACGTTGGATCAACTTTATGACAATTTCTATGAGATGTTCATTTCCGAAAAACTTCTGGTTTGCACTTTTCGACCGATTGAATTTGATTCCACCACTACTTCAAAATTGGCCGTAAAAATTACTTTTGCGTCTAAGGCTGGCAAAGAGGCATCTTGCGTAGTTACGCCTGATTCTGCCCCAATTTTGCACAGGCTATTTGAAAGTGTTGCGGGTGCCAAGCAGGTTCCAATATTGGGACATGGGTTGAAGGATTTGTTTACGTTGTTTCAAAGATTGAACGGCAGACGGGCAAACATCAAAAATGTCTACGATTTGCAATGGTATGAATCATATTTGAATTTAGACTCTTCAGAGAACGACTATCACTTGATGCTATCTAATTTCAAAAATTGGTTGAAAAACGATAATCTAGTTAATATTTATAAAAGCATTTATGCGCCACTTATTTGTCAAATATTGCCAGATATTGAAAGCTTTAGTTTTTT